GGACTTTTTATCTTCTCAACGAAGTTCGCTGCGCCTTTGTGGTTTCGTGTCATTACCTTTCCTCCTTCTAAGAAGTTTGTTTCTCCATCTATATTTAGCCGAGCATGGTCGCCAGCCCTTGCGTCTCTTACGAGCGCAAGATGGTTGACTCTTATCTCGGTCTGGATGGCATCGTACTTTTGCCCTTCCCAAGTGCCGGGTTCTTCAACAAGTTCAAGGTCATAACCGAGCGATAATTCTCTCAGCCCTGACCGCTTAACATCGTCAATGCTGTGTATTACAATTTCAACACGTACATCGTCAGCGTCCTTGAAGCCCTCAGTGAGCATCGTGCCGACAGTCTTGGTTTCTTTGTCGTCTACATTGTCTTTGTCAACACGCCCCGCATCGTGCGTGATTATGACAGGCTTGCCTTTGTACGAAGCAAGGCTATCCTCGTCAAATACGTGTTCTGGCAGACGCAGCTCTTTCCGTATCGTTCCGTCTGGGTTCTTGTATTCAAATATCCCGACTGACGTAACGATAGGCTTGTCAATTAAAAATCCCTCGTCCGTGAACCAATGTTCATCAAGACGAAGGCTGTCTAGCCTGTGTACTCTTTTCAGTTTTGGGGTTTCCATGTTGTCAACTCCTTTTATATCCAAGCTGTATGCCTGTCATGTTTTCAAGTAGCTGCATTTGCTTATATGTGATTTCTCCCTTGTCACGCGCTGTATAAATCATATCGGGAGTAATCCTTGTCGTTCCGGGCTTGTGATTATTCATAAACTTGAGAGCAAAATCGTTAATGTTTCCATGTGGCACAGCGTCAGCAAAATTCTCTTTGAGTTCGCTGTTGAGCATTTCGTTGCCGACCAGCCCTAATCGCTCGTTTTCAGGATTCTTAAAGTTCGCAGGTTTTAATGTGTCTTGCCAAGATTGTGCTTCTAGCTCTTTTAGCTCTCGTTGCAATCTGTCAAGTTCGCCTTGCGACCCATGCGCCTGTGCTTCTGATGCCCTCTGAATTATATCTGCTTTCTTTTCTTGCCTAGACATATCAGACCATTCCTTTTTGGTAGTGTTCTCACCACGCGCTGCTTCTTTCTTTTCAGCAAATGCCTTGCCAGCTTCGGCAGCACTTTGACCTTTCTCGACCTTGACAGGAGTTCCGTTCATGGTTATCCAGTTTTCATCGTCTGCGTCCTTGCGCCTTTGGTCACGCCTTTTACGGAACGCTTGGATTTCATCGAGACGTTTACTGTCCATGCGCCATTTCTTGCGTTGTTGATATCTTTCTATTGCGTCCATTTTGCCCTCCATTTTACTATCCTCCTATTCCAGACCACGGTAAATCAAGTCCGAGAAAATCAAATACTGGTTTCGGAACACATCGACATAGATAGAACTCGCCGGGGTGTGCGTACCCACAGTAGACTCTACCTTTCTTCTTCGTGTCATACCATTGTTCGGGCGGTTCATCCCAACTGCAACGCTGTCCGTCAAGGTCAGCATGGCACGGTCTTACTCGCTCGTCTTTCGCTGTACTCCATATATATTCATTAACACCAGCGTCACGCTGTTGCGCTTGGGTGATATCTGCGTTCAGTTTTGCGGTCTGGTCACGCGCCAATAACTGTGCGCGTCTACGCTCCATTCCATAAGCGTCCTGTATCTGTCTGCCGATTTTGGTGTTTGGGAGTCCGTTCTTATATCCATCAAGTACGATGTTTTGCATTTGGTCGAGCGTGTTCTGCGGAATCGTCTTTATCATGTTTACGTTCTTGTCTACCCACAATTCCATCGTGTTCCGTAAGAACTCGCCTTTATAATAATCGTCAACAAGATTGATGCCGAGCGTCTGATGCACGACATTCTTCCATTGTCTGATACCGAGTTTCTGCGTCCTGTTTGCTATCTGTTGGATTTTACGATTTAAGTCAAACGCTGTGTATGCTTTATCAATTTCATTGCGTATCTGCGTGAACACTCTGGCGATTGTTTTGTACAGATTACTCGATGCGTCTTGATACAACCCTTCACGTTCAGCTTCTATCGCTCTGCGTATCGTTGGAAGATGTTTGGCTAGTGCCTTGTTCAACACGGTCATGTACGTGTTCGTGATTCTTCGGTACTCTCGCTCAACACTGTCGGGATAATGAACTGCACCTTTGCATTTCAGTTCAGTCTTGTTTCCAAACTTCTTCTTGCAAGCTGCCTGTACAGCCTGTGCATGAGCAATTTTATTCATCTTGTCCTCGCTTCATGGCATGACAAATAGCACCGTACCGAAGTACGATGCTATACTGTTTAATATTACGTTAATGTGACCGATAGGAACGTGTTTATGCCTATGGTGTATGTGATTGTATAGGTGTGCAACAGAGAGCGTTAGAAGCGATTATTTGGCTTGATACGGTTTGAACGGTTCTATGCTACAACCATATTCTTTTAGGATTTCTATAACCTTTTCTTCGGCTATTTCTGTATGTTTCCTATTGAGTCCAAATACTATATCAACACAGGTTCTTCGTGAATGTTCATCTTCCGACCATACCTTGCGTACATTATCCCAAGCGTCTGTTTCAAGAATATCATCGCCTTGCGTTATTCTACATATGCGGATATAACCATCTGCCGCTTCTATCGGTGTCATATATCTCGTTGTGGTTTCCATGCAGTATCATTCCTCTTTTCTCCTAATTTCTGCCAACGGGTCGTAATTTTTTACCCTGTTCATATCTTGTAATTTGGCGCTGTTCATTCCGTATGGTGTTTTCAATGTAGCTGACCTGTCTGCACATTTGTTGGCTTGCTTTATAGCTTCTGGTAACGGTGTCTTGACATTTCTGGCTATTTCGTAATAAGGGTGTATTTCGCGGAGTACGCTTAGCGTTTGTGGAGAGTGGAATTGAACTTCAAACGTCTGTCCGTTAGGCGCAGTTACTCTTGCAAGTAATCCTTTGTACGGTGGGTCTTTGTCATTCCATGTGTTCTCTATCGAAGTTACATCATACCCTTTAGCCTTAAATCCTTCTATTGCGCTTTCTGCTTTTCCTGCAATGCTGTTGTGGTCGCTTGACATAGTGTATCTTACGATATCATCCATCTTGGCTATAGACTGCTCTGGCGTATACCCATAGTCTCTTTCGTCACGTTGGATTTTGTCCATTACCGAGGACGCTGTTTTCACGCTGCTCTCTAGCTTTTCAAGGTCTGCTCCACAATCTTTTGCTATATCGTAAACGTCAGGGGTTATATCTTTTTCGTTTTTTCTTGCGGTGTCATATGCGTCCTGTACGCTCTTGTCTACGTTTTGCAACTTACTATCTTTGGCAGCATTTTCGCCAGAACGCTTTAAAGCACTTTCTCGTATTTGCTGGTTTTGATTATCACTATCTATATCCGGTCCAAGCCCACTTGTTTCGCCTGTCTCAGTATTGATGGCATACTTCTTGCCGTTCGCTGCGGTGCGAAAGATAACATCATCATCGGGTATATTAGTGTCTACATTTATTCTATAATAATCATCTGTGTTTGTCAAGAGAGGATTGCCTGATTTCCCTTGCGTTGCAAGCAGTTCAAGGGAGTGTTTGAATGGCGGGAACAACAACTCTTTCCCTTTCGTCAATAACACTTCGGGGTCAACATATCTTGGGCTGCTCATTTCTCCGTCTGTACAGTGCGGCTTTCCATCGTATTCGGTACACAAAAAGATGTGTTCGCTTAACGGTGTCAGGTTCTTCGGTACGATTCCAAATTCTTCTTCCGTTTCGCGTACAGCAGCTTCGGGTAGTGATTCGTTGTCTTTTACATGACCTCCCGGACCACATAGCTGTCCGTTGTCAGAGCGTTTACCAACAAGGACTTTTCCGTTCTTAACAACAAGTACGCCGACACCGATGCGTGTATCATCATCCCCTCTGTCCTTATTGGCAGAGGGCATCTTAGGGTTTTCTTTGCCCCAATTCCATTTGAGCATCTTTAACGCTTTGGATTTGTTCCATGCGTCTTTCAGTTTGGAGAACGAGGAACGCTTTTCATTACGTTCACTGAGGTCGTTCTTGATACGCTCCATTACGGAGTCAAAATCTTCGCCAGTGTTCCACGCTTCTTTCAGCTTCATTATAGCAAATGCGGATTTCAGATTCTCAAATGCTTCGTTCTGTTCATCCACATCATCTTCCTCGTCTGGTTGTTCTGGTTGATTCCAATTTTCCTTTAGCTTTTCGAGGGCAGAATCATCTTGTGAGGTTTCTTCTGTAGGAGAGTCTGGTGGTTGCTCGCCTTGCTCCGGCGGTTCTCCTTCCCAATTCTCATAGCCTTCTTCGCCCCATAGTTCTACTTCGTCCAGTTCATCAAGTATATCTTCGACCATAAATTCTTCATCGGCAGCGAGTGCCTTTCTGACTTCCTTCGGGTCAAGCGCACCCATATCAACATACGTCTGTGCTGTTGCTGCTTTGGTCTGTTGAGTCGATGCTTTCTTGGAATCCATTTCGGTCTGTTCTTCTTCGCTCATTGACCATAGCTTATTGAACGCCAGTTTGATTTGTGGCACTTCTTCAATTTCGCCCTGTGCTACTCCTGCTCTGAGGATAATATCAATCAGCTTGGTCAGGTTGGCTTTGAGCATCAACTTCTGTATACGCTCAACGTAGTTGTACCATCCTTCAAAGTCACTGTCGCCTGTGGCGTTTTCGCCAGCCGGAGAGCGTCCGAACAATACGGTTTGTGGTATGTTTGTTACTGCCGATAACATATTACAGGTAACATCAATTACTTCCTTGACACCACCAAATGCGATGTTCTTGAAGTCGTAATCTTCGCCCTCTGCGTCTATCGTTACACTGGACAGTATTCCTCTTGCCATATCTATAGCTTGCAGACGTTTCATTACAATATCTTCGCCGCCATCATGTTCAAGTGTCATGGCAAGGTCTTTCATCTTGTATATCGCCTGTACCGACCTGTCCAACAATTTCGGAGCAGTGCCATGAGCAACGGCTGTGTTCTGCAATTCTTTCTTTATTCTGACATATTCGGGTATTCCCCAAAATCTGTACTGAGGTTGTGAGGTTAGTTCGGGCAGTATGCCGTTCTTGAACACCAAGCATCTACTTGCGTGTACACGGTAGTTTCCGTACATACTGCTTACATCAAAATACTCAGGCTGTCCGTAGTTCTTGCTGTTGTGCAGATACGTACTGTCCGGTACAACGATAGGACGTTCATATACACGTATCTCGTCTATCTTGCGGATATTCTTTATATTGAGTGGTTCGTCTATGCCACCGCCATCATCTATAAGCATGACTGCGATTGCGCCACCGTATAGCCGCGACCATTTGATAGCTATAGAAGCAGCAGTTTCAAAGTCAAGGTTCTCTAACACTGTCGTTATGTATTCTTCGGTTTCGGGTGCTTTGATACCAAGTTCAAAACCATGCTTAATAGCTTCTTCGGCTGGTGCGTCAATGATTTTGGAGAACAGTCCGTTTTCTTCGTACTGCGTTGTCATAACCATATCTGGCATGAATCCGCTTTGTCGGAATCTGTAATGTTCTGAACTGTCACGTGCAGTACCGTACTTGGTAAGCATATTAACGTA